GTTAAAATAGATAAGACCTCTTCTGCCCTCTGTATATTATAACCAAAACAACTCATGATTGCTTCTACTTCTTTCGATGTGTTTGACTTCTGCCAACGAGAAAATCTTTTCTTTTTACGAATCGAATTCATTAGATAGTGAAATTGCATTCGTTCGTCAACATGTGGTCTGATATTCATGTTGTTTGCTTGCAGGATTGTGTCAGGAAAATATGACAAAGATTTATTGATGACAAAAGGAACATATTCTTTGTTCGTCACATCGGGTAGTGAACTGAATATATTTTCCTTGTTATAATTGATAGCATTAAGAACTTCACTCAGATTCACTTGAAATCACACTCCATCATAATAGTTGTAAGACATGCGGTGAGATTAATCTCGGGATCTGCCACAAACGCTGCCTTGTATTGATAGTCTGCAAGAATGAGAACAGCACTCGGAATAGACTGCGGTTTCATCTTCTCGTAGAGATTGTCGTAAATCTTTCGAAAGATGACGGTCTGATCATTGTGAATATTCTCTGCAACCCACTTACGAACATTCGTGAAGTCCTTGTCTTTGAGAAAACGAATGAGATCGGAAATCTTAGCATCACCCGCCTCGGAGAGAATACCAACGTCAATCACACCACCGACAGCATATCGTTGAAGTTCATTTAGAATTCTACGAAAATCTGGAGTGTGCTTGATAATCAACTTAGCAAGAACTTTCTTCTCAAACTGAATCTTCTCAGATTCGAGAATAGAGGCACATCGCTCCATGTACTCGCCAGACATCTTCATCAAATCTTCCTTCTGAAAAAGAAAGTCAATGACGGTGCATCGTGAGTGTAGTGGTTCGATGATTCGGTTCTTGTAGTTACATGTCAAAACAAATCGACAGTTGCTTGCAAACTCTTCAATGAACCCACGAAGAGCAGGTTGCATCGACTGAGGGTTTGAATAATCAAACTCATCAAGAATCACAATCTTCTTGTTGTTTGATAGTGAAACCGTTGATGCAAAGTCTCGAATCTTAGTTCGAAGTGTGTCAATGTTTCCACTTTCCGAGCAGTTGATCACCATCACATCACAACCAAGTTCAGAAGCGAGTGCCCGGGCAACGGTAGTTTTACCGCAACCCGGACCCCCCGCGAGTAAAAGATTCTGCATTTCACCACTATCTACGATCGACTGAAATGTCTTCTTCAGATTTTCTGGAAGAATACAATCCGAGATAGTCTTTGGTCGATACTTCTCGACCCATAGAAAGTTTTTTACATCATCAACCATTGTATACAGAATCCGAATCCAAAGCGATGTAGTAGACTACATCCAAGTCCTTATGCTCAAACCGAGAAACACTCTTGTCTGAAACACCAATGCTATAATCACCGGGAAGAAGTTTGAGATACTCACTCTTGAGATACATCTTGAAAGAAGCATTCTCTGTGTTTTCTCCGACCGTGATCGAGTAAGTGTTTGTGGTTGGATCAGTCTTGTCGAGAGCAACAAGTTGAATGTCCGAACCATCATCCTGAATGCAAAGATCAGGCAGACGAAGGACCGCTGCTGCTCTTTGAAGATCCGTGAACTCACGATGAGTAATATCAAAGTGAAGGACCGTTTCGGGCATCACAAAATCTCTCGTTGGTCTGCAACCATTGACTAGTTTTGGTTCAGCAAAGTGATAAACAACCTTTGTAGAACCGCTAGAGATCGTTACATGCTTGTTGTCAAACTCCAGAGTTGGTGAGTCGAATAGAGAAAGAGTGCCGAGAAACTTGCTCAAATCCCAGATAGCAAATTCCTGCGGGAAGTCTTCTTCAAACTTTGCTTCAACCATGATGTTCTTCATGGGCGAAACGGTGATCTGATCGCTGCCATGAACGATATGCAGATTAGAATTGATAGAACTAAAGTTCTTCAGAATTTCAATTGATTGTTTTGATAGATTCATTGTATTGCTCACTTCAATCGTGGTCATAGTATTCCTCATAATCATCCGGGTCTAGATGCCCGTGCTGCATGTCCTTAAGATGCTTGTGGGTTTCATGTCTCGTATTTCTTCTTTCAAACTTTCTCATCGACTTACGAGAATCATGAAAATCCATATCGTCATAGAAACGACTATCGTTTCTCTTCTTTTGCTTTTTGTTTGCCATCAAACAAAATCTCCAATGTATTCTACGAGATCATTCAGTTCCTTACTAGCAAAGTATCTCGATACGCGAGAGTACAATCCGTTCGACGGACTATTCCACATCTCTTGAATTTGATTTTCTCGTAGACTTTTTTCATTCTTATATGATCTGACGATGTTCTCTCGCATTGTATCAGGAATACAAGAGAAGTCAACCAGAGTTTGATTTCTTTCCCAATTCTGTAGTTCGGATAGATGACCATGTGAAATGATCTCCTTCATCTTCTTCTTACCAAGAGGTTTCTGTCTCTTGCTTTCTGTGATGAAGACATCATCATCCGAAAGAATGTTTGGCACGCCATCGGATGTATCACCCTTTAGAATGTGTTCAAGCAAATAATTCTTAGGATCGGTGCAGACCAAAAGTTCTTTCTTAATAGGACTGAACTGAGAGATTGCAGGATATCGCTGGAGTTGCATGAAGTCTTTGTCATTCGAGATGATCATGATCTTCTCGTCACAATGAAACTTCTGACAAATTACCGCGATGATATCATCTGCCTCTGCTTGGGGCACACGCACCTGCATCCAAGGAAAAGTCTCATTGATTTCGGTAAGATACTTTTCAAAGCACTCGAAGACTCGCTTCCAGTCGTGGGATTCATCACGCTTAAGTTTTCGTGCTGCCTTGTAGTTTGGAAAGAAATCTCTACGCCAGACATTCGACGATTCGAGGCAAAGAATTACTTCACCATATTCTTCCTTGAACATATTTCGATATACGCGAATTGTATTTAGAAATAGATGCCTCAGAAGTTTTTCATTTACTTCATCCTCGTAGCGTCGGTGAACAAAATATGCGGCGAGGAACAACTGGTTTGTATCAAGAAGAATCATTCAAATGCTTTCAAAATCACACAATTTTCATTGAGTCTACCATTTGCAGTTTTTACCACACTGGTCTGACGGGACCAGAGACTCTCGAATGTTTTGAGATCACGAACCTTTCCCATTTCCTTCTTTGCATTCTTAATGGTTCGTGTCTCAGACTTTTCTGTATCAAAGTCCTGTAGAGTGGTTCCCTTGATCGAAAGGGTCTTACCTCTCTCAGCATAGTATACACTCAATGTGTTGTATCGGCAACTGAAAACCAGAAGTTGTTTTGCCGTGAGAATCTTCTTCGGATCAATGCTCTTGATACCAAACTCCCCAGACTCCTTGAGGTACTTTATCTTTGAAACAACCTTCTCGGGATTGACTCTTCTCTTCTTTCTCTTTGGTTTACGATCTGCATGATACTTCATGCAATCTTCAATAAGATTGTTCATGAAACGATGAAGGTACTTCTGTTGCTGCTTACCAAGAAAAGAATAAGCATCGACAAGTTGTTGGTCATCACCATTAACCACTCGATCCAGTTCTTCGAGAGCAGGAGCAAACATTGTGGTAAGCATGTCTGCTTCCCAACCTGTGGCGTTTCTACCTTCTAACCAACGATAGACATTCATCTTTTTATGTTCATCGTTCTTTTCACGAATTGAAATAAGAGCATCATCACAGAGATTCATCATGTCAGCAGCGATCTCTGCGAACTTTTGCTCCATTCGTTCCTTTGGAGAAACTGAAGGTGTTGCTCGTTCAGTATTTGTGTTTTTTCCTTGCTCAATGAGATTGGTAATGTTTTCATTTACTACATTGAGAAGTTGATCTACCTGTGGGAAACCACGCGAAAGCATTCGACAATAATGTCCGAATGTTCGAAAACTCTTCACAGGACACTTACGAACAAATGCAGCATCTTGCTTGGACCAAGAACTCTTCTTGTCCTCCATCCAAGTCAGTGTCCACTTCTTGTAGTTTCTTCGTTGTGAGTTTGAGTTGTACCAGTTGATCGCCCTAAGAATCTCGGCGGGATCTACTTCTTCCTTCTTTGACCATTCTGGTTCTTTACCAAATGCTCTCTGAATATATTGTGCATTACTTTTCATTTGTGTATGCTTTCCAAGCGGTTGCTACCATTTCCTTTAGATTATAGTTTGGTTCCCATCCGGTAAGTTCACGGAACTTTGTGGAATCTGCAATCAACACAACTGGATCACCATTTCTTTTTGGTTTATGTAAAACATCAACTTCACTATTTGTTACCGAAACAACAGCATTTACTACGTCCCATACCGAGGATGGTTCTGAACAACCCAGATTATACACTCCATAAATGTCATCTTCAAGTGCAATCATATGAGCAGAAATGATATCTTCCACATGAATATAATCTCTCAAACATGTACCATCTTTGGTTGGATAATCTACCCCGTATATATCAATAGTATTCTTTCCTTCTCGAATTGCTTTGAGAAATTTTGGAATTACATTTGATTTTTCTCGCCACTTAAAGTCTCTTACCTTATTCGTAATCACGTTACCTGCAACATTAAAGTAACGAAACGAAGTGTATTCGAATGCGGGGATCGCGTTCGACGTATTTTTCAATATGGATTCAATCATAAGTTTTGATTGACCATATGGATTGATTGGTCTACAAAGAGTTTTCTCCGTAATGAGTTTGTTTGGGTCTTCT